GTTACGAATCAAGTTTACACTATCATCTCTAAAAGTAATATTAACATTCTCGTATTTGATTTTACTTTGAACTAGATTTGGCCTGTTGTAAGCATTGTAGGTTTTCGTATCTACTGAAAATTTAGGCAATTCGACATCTCGCACCATCATGCCTATTTCAGTCAATCGACCTGGATCAATCATTACGCTCTGTGCTGCATAAGGATTCACATCAAAAAATACATGGAACAGGTAACCAGATTTAGGGACCAAACTGAAGTCGTTGCCAACGAATAATTCAGATGCATGGCGGTAATCACGAACAAAATCTATGCTAGCAGCGCCACGAAAGGCACTGCCTAAAAAACCTAAAACATCAGAAAATATATTGGCCATAACAGTATTTATTAATAGAAAAAGGGGTTAACTAACCCCTTTTCGTTACCATTCAACGTTGCTTAACCTGTTACTGTTTGTTCAATAGCACGGCCAACAAATCTACCAACACCGGCATAGTTTCCACCAGCATCAGTTTGTAAGGCATTGTCAAAGCGTAAACTTAATTGTACTGTTACTGGATCGCTGTTGGCATAATTAACTTCTTGGTAATTAGCTTCGCGAATGTAGCAACCGTATAACTCCCAACGCTCTAACACAGTTGGTGCTAACGTACCGTTGCCACCATCTAACATTTCGCATTTGGTAGTGAATTTATAAGCAAGACCTGCTGTAGCACTGGCTTGATTGTAAAAATCAAATTGCTTCTGTAATTGTTCACCAATTAGGCGACTGATGTTGTTGCCGGCATCATCGCGTAATGTGATTGCACAGTCACCCCATTCATGCTTGCCTGCTAGACGCACCACACTGTTATAAACATGAATGTCTGTGTTTACAAAACTCACAGTGGGACGATTAAAACTAACAACTTGCTTGGTTAGTTCTACTAAATCTGCACCATTAACACCAAGTCCTTCGAATATGATCCTGAAACGATACTGCAACTTGGGCATCAAAAGACCTTGCGTTTGAGCACTGTCATCGGTGGGCAAGTTGGGAATCGGTACAGTGAATCTTGTTAGTGAGGCTACCGCCATTTTAATCTCCTAGTCTTACTCTTAATATTTACCGCTTGTTGACAGGACTGACCTTGGTCAAGCCCTGTCATTATCTACATACTTATTGACCTGTTTGTGCTGTTACCGAGCTACCAGTAATAGTACCTGGGTTCTTAAGTCTAATTGGAATGTAGATAAATTCCACAGACTTCATGGGCTCAATAGCAACATCAACATATAGCTCATTACGTGCTATGCGATCACTTGTGTTATTGGTTTCATCGCAAACAACCAAGTAATCATATAGACCACGCTTGGCCACTAAATCATTCATGATGCCGTCAATTGCTGTCTTGATCTGATCACGAGTGATCTTATCATTGGGTTCAAATATAAACTGATTAGCAACACCAGTTAATATTGTTCTCAAATAAGCAACTAGACGTGCTACATTAATACGATCTAGGCTAGTACCAGCGTTACTAATTGCTGAGTTACGTGTTTTCTGTCCATAAGCAACAATACCGACACCATTTAACAAAGTAATTGGATTAATACGGTTATCATATAGTGTATCACGTAGAGCATTGTTTATACCGGTACGCATAAATGACCCTGTATCAGAATCAATATAACCAATAGCCAAGGCATTGTCAATTAGGCCACGACGTGTACCAGCTGGAGCAAACCATGGATAAGCCACTTGGTCGTTGTACAAGTAAGTACGCAACATCATGTGACTAGCAGGTACAGCAATTTCGTTACCGCTTAGATCATTTGTTAGCGCACTAGGATAGTACACTGCCAAGTATGGATCTGCTGTAACTAATTCTTGCCCTTCGTAGTTAATGATTTCTGTAGCTGTATTTGGCAATACCATAGAAACATCACCAATTACGAACCCAGTTTGACCACGGTCTTTATTCAACGCTACCAAGTTTGGAATAAGCTCTGGATAACCAGGTGCTGCTAGCAAGTTAAAGTTATAGCCTTCTTCACGTAGATCTGTGTTAGAATCAACAGCAGATTTTAGTGCAGCAATAACTTCATTGCGTTGAGCATAGTGACCCATTTTAGGTTCACCATTGTTCTTATAACCAATTTCACTTACCCAAGTTGATTTCTTAGCTGGTAAAACAGCACTGGAACCAGGTACGGTAGGTGTGTTAGGGAAAGCTGCTGCATTGAAGTAGTTGTTTACAAACTTCTTAACAGTGTATCCGCTGCGACGTGTGTTAAACAATAATGTGCCACGTGGATATAACCTATAATCGGGTGCATCCTGGTCAATGTAATTGCTCAACAACATAGTAGCAATTGATGGTAGTACACCTGTCACTGGATCTAAAATACCACCAATGTGATTGCCTGATGTATCTTTGTCTGCGTCCCAACGAGCATCAGCAAAGACAATGCCATTTTGGCTAACACGATCAGCATTGTTGATCAGATTCCAAACACGAGCTACACGATCATAACGATATAATCTAGGATAGTTTTCTAGGTCACTAGAATCTAGCCATAAATCACCGCTCTGCAAAGGAGAACCACTCTGTTGTGTAGTTGGCTGGCTAGCACTAACTATAACACCTGATGCATCAGTTAATGTCAAATTGTAGCCACGAGCATCTGCTGTTAGTGTACGATAACCTTTCCAACCAGTGTCATCATTAATCATGATATCAACTGAAGCTGGATCATTATAGTACCAAAGTTTACCATCAACTGGATCCGCTGCTGGTGTTACAGAACTTTGAATATAAAGATCATCATCGTCCCAATTTGTAAGGTTGATGTCACCAGATGTACCACCAATGTGTAGCAATACACCAGTAGTAGAACTTGTGAATCCGGCCTGGCCTAGGCTATCATTTACACCAACATTGTTCATGGTAATAATACCACCACTTCTATGAACTATGCTGACTTTGCCCGATGTTTCTACAACTGCGCCAACGTTAGGGATATTCTGGTTTAGAATAGCCTGAACAAAAGCCTTCTGATGTGCTAGGGCATCACTGCCAATTGTGGGGATAGTACAGGTAAATGTAGGTGCTGTACCATCTAGCTGACTAGCCTTGAGTGTGAATTGCCACCCTGCTGTAAATGTCATGCTAGAGTTAGAACCAGTTACCTTGGTCTGCCCTTTAACTTTTTGTGTGTAGACTTTGAAACCAACTTTACCATCATTCAATGGTGTCTGCATGGCAAATGTACTACCTACAGCAATGCTTAACCCACCACCAGCACGATCTAGATCATATATGGCATCATAGGCATTAGCATACACTTTAGTGGCCAATTCTGACCAACTGTTGGCCACTGCATTATAACGCTTATAAACAATGTTAGTACCACTGCCCTCAGCTGAAGTTTTCATCCATACGCTGCCGCTGGGTCTTGGTGTACTTGCTGTGTACTGCTCACGGCGCCATAGTGGTTGTCTTGTGTATGGAGCATGAGTAACTGAAGCTTTTCTAAATGTGAAACTAGGCTGATACCATTCGGCTGTGCCTACGTTCCAGTTCCAACTTACTCCAATGCTGCTAACATTTCCAGTATGAGCATGTGCTACGTTAGCAGGAGTAGCAGGAGGTAAGCCAAAGAAACCAAGTCGTGTTAGCGGACTGTTTACACCGTCACTTAAACTTATATCACCATTAGGAGCAGCAACGTTACCTGTGCTAGCACTCATAGCATTAGCAAAAAACTGTAGTAGTCCTGCCGAACTTTGTGTAGTTGTAACTCCAGGAACACTGGCAGCAAAGAAGCTGTTAAGTGCTGTGCTTAAACCAGCTATACTAGTAATTGCAGAACCACTCACTGTAAATGTGTTCCCGTTTACAATTACTGTGCTTCCTACAGCAATATTACCTGTAGTAGCAAGAGCCGCACTTACATCTGTTCTTGTGCTTACTGCAACAGGAACACTAGCGGCCCAGTCGGCACTACCAACTTGAACCCATTGAGCACTTGTTGTACCAGATGCCTGTGTCTTAAAGAAAATATTGTTACGATCAGTTAGTGTAACCACAGCATAATCGCCACTGTTACCAATTGTACTCAATGGCACATAAGCAGTAGCGCCACTTGTATCAGCTACTTCACTGATGATAATCGGACTCTTAGCAATAAATGCATCTTCATTTTGTGCAGCAATTGCGTTGAATTCAAAAATACCCCATCTTGTGCTACCAGTATCTAACCAGTTAGTACCATTAGGCACATATCCACGTGGACGAACTGTGGTGCCCACTAGTTCTTTCAAATCAACATCGGCACGCACTACCCATACACGATTACCAAGTCCTAATGCAGAATATGCTGCCATTAGACCATATTCGTTTAACTCATCGCCATGTAATGGTGTGTCGGCGCTACTGCGGCGGAATGTGGGAGCACCAAATAAACTAGTGAGCTCACGCTGGCTGCTTATGCCGTAAATCTTGTTAGCATTGGCCTTGGTTGTGGCTGATGCTGTGACCCCATTAATGGTCTTGTCTTGTTGGGTGGCAACTACCACAAACGGCACTGACCCTAATGCTGTGGGTAAATATTGTGCTTCGTCTGTAATTGTTACTTGTACACCTGGTGATACTAGTGCCATGATTTCATCCTTTTAGAAGATAAAGATAATATTATCTGTTCAAATATTTATTTTGAACTGGCAAAATAACCCAGGTTAGCGGTCCTTTCCTCGGTCCTTTACCAACTAAATACTAGATGGAACGAGCTCGATGTCCTATTTGCAAGAAAAATCCTGTGGCCATAAACTATAGACGTGGCGACAAGATCTACTATCGTAGTTCCTGCACTCCATGTATACATCAAGGACGTAAGTTAACGCCTGAAATACCAGGCTGGCTCAAGTCAGGTTATAAGAAGCCTGAAAAGTGTGACCGTTGTAGTTTTAGGTTTAAGAGCGCAGCACAGAGCAAAGTTTATTATATCGACGGTAATATCAAAAATAATCACTGGCAAAATCTGCGCTGTATA